ATATGTAATTCGTGTCTCGGCAAAAAATGTAAATAATGAACTCATCATGAATTTTGGTATTATTGCGTCGGTATTTACTGATTCAGTAACTGAAGTTACAGGAACCGAAACATACTTTTTAACAGAAGAAAATGGTGTTGTTACCGTTCGCCCATCTTTTTGTGTGAGTGAAGGAGCATTTTGCTTCGGGTCGTGTACTGATGATGGTAAAGGCGGTGGGTGTGCTTGTGTTGACGGAAATTGTCAATCACAATTCTAATGTAGTTGACAATTAGTTTGTTTTGTGTTATACTTATATAGTGCCTCCGGGCACTATATTTTTTTCAGGAGGTAGATATGAAAAAATTGATCGTTTTGCTTGCTGTCATCTTGGCAGTGTTTCCGAATAGAATTACACACCAACATCGTCCAATAGGAAATCCTGTAAAGATTGTTTCTGAGAAAGAATTAACTTGTTTAGCAAAAAATATTTTCTATGAAGCACCTGATGAATCCTATGAAGGAAAATTAGCGGTTGCAACAGTCACTATGAATCGTGTTCGCAGTAAATCATTCCCCAAAACAGTGTGTGGGGTAGTGTATCAGCGTAATACACGCGGGTGTCAATTCTCGTGGACATGTGGTGGTAAGACAAAGTTTGATCGTGCTAAATATGTTGAATCAAAAAAAATTGCGTATAAGGTGTTGGCACAAAATTTACGACTCCGAACAATTAAAAACGCCTTATACTTTCATAACACATCTGTATCACCTCAATGGGATTTTGCTCGCCCTATCAAAAAAATTGGCAATCATATTTTCTATGTTGTTGTAAGTAAAAAGCCTCGGTTGACAAATCGCAATAGTTGATTATATTTCATTATACGCATCAATAGGAGATATTGTGATGGAAAACGAACCCACGGTTGAATTAACTATAGAATATTTGCTCACAAAGGGTGAGTTTACCACACCTGAAGAATTTTCAGTGAACATTGAGAAAATGGCAAAGACTCGTAAAATTGGGTATCTTGAAGCCTTGCTTGAATATTGTGAAATGCGTGATATTGAACCCGCGTCTGTAGCAAAGTCAATCACTACGTCATTAAAGCAAAAGTTACAAGCAGAAGCAGAAGATTTAAACTTGTTGAAAACGAAATCAGGTAAGTTGCCATAACATGACGACATTTGAAGCGTATAAGTTATATCTAGCTTTACGGTTGCATTTTACATCTGATAATTACGATATTCGCAAGACAAAGGGACGCATAAAAGCGTCACAAAAAGCATTAGAAAAAAATGTAAAGTTACAATTTGAATTAAACAAAGTAAAGAAAAAGTACAGCCAAGATGATTTTATCAATTACTTTGTTGCCAATTTCATTACAGGTGATAAGTGGGGTGGGATCTATAATACGCAAGCAGAAGATGTTTATCTCTCATGGAAGCGTATTAATGAAAGCCTTAGTTATCAATATAAACAAGATCTTGATATTTTAGCACAAGAAAATATAAATAGTTTAATTGAAGATTTGTGGGATTGTCATGATGGACATCCTATCATTCTCAAACGCTATTTAGGAAAAACTGTTACATTAGAAACACTTGTAATTTTGAATAAACTGTTTAAATTTATTGAACAGGTTGATGAACAGCTTATATTTGATCCTATTTGGCACACCGTTTCAAAACTCATTTCAAAATATTCACCATTTATAAAAATCGACAAGGACAGATATTACACTATGACATATCAGGTTTTTTCAGAATGAAACATACTCGGTATTGGGACGAAGATGATGACTCGCAAAGAGGGCGCAGAGAAGAACGCGATTATCTAACAAAGTATCGTCATAAAATCTATGACTATACCGATGATGACGACGAATATGTTGATGATGAAGGATATAGTAATCTTGATGATTATGAGGAAGAACAATAAGATGGCAGGACCCGTAGTACAATTTCATACACTTTCATACACCGTTATACAAGGAGAATACAATGTCATTCAGTAGCCTATCCGATTTACGTAAGTCCCGTGGTAACTTTGACTCCCTCATGAAGGAAGTCGAAAAGATTTCTAAGCCAGCCGTTGATTCCGGCAATGATGATCGCTTTTGGCAACCTGCTGTTGATAAGGCAGGTAACGGCTATGCCGTCATTCGTTTGCTCCCGCCGCCGAAGGGCGAGGAACTTCCGTGGGCTCGCGTGTGGAATCATGGTATTTCAGGGTCCCACTGGTAAGTGGTATATTGAAAATTCATTGACCACGTTGAACCAACCCGATCCTGTTTCTGAATTGAACAGCGAGCTGTGGAATTCAGGCGTTGAAATCCAACAAGGATATCGCCCGTAAGCAGAAGCGTCGGTTGACGTACATTTCAAATATCCTGGTCATCAAGGATCCTGCGAACCCGCAGAACGAAGGAAAGGTCTTCCTGTACAAGTATGGCAAGAAGATTTTCGATAAGATCAAGGATGTTATGCAGCCACAGTTTGCAGATGAAGAAGCCATCAATCCGTTTGACTTCTGGAAGGGTGCAAATCTCAAGCTCAAGATTCGTAATGTTGAAGGATATCGCAATTACGATAAGAGCGAGTTCGAACCCCTCAGTGCCGTGGCTGAATCTGATGCAGAAATTGAATCCGTGTGGAATCAGCAAAGCTCCTTGAAGGAGTTCACAGATGCGAAGAACTTTAAGAGCTATGACGAACTAAAGCGTAAGCTGGCGTCTGTGCTAGGTACCACGAGTTCACCGATGCGTTCAGCAGAAAAGATTGCTGAAAGTCGTATGGAGTCAGAACCTACGATGTCTGCTCCCGTGATGAAAACGGCTGCACCAAAGGCATCGTCTGCTGATGACGATGATGACGATGATGCACTCAGTTACTTTTCAAAGCTAGCTGAAGATTAAGCAACAAAAAAAAAGGGCCTTCGGGCCCTTTTTTCGTTATACACCTAATATCCCAGCACGTAAATGTTTGTTTGCGTTTGCCATGATACTATTATCTGTATTTCTAAATACTGACATTTGAATAGCTGATCCTGAACTACCTCCACCTGATGCAACTGTAGGTGCGTTGATATTATTAATAACAACTGGCTGTGTATTTTGAGCAGTATTTGTTACGCTTGGCGCGCTTTTCAAAATTTGTGAAGTCATTTCGATATTACGTCCTGTTGCTTGTGTGGGTGTGCTTAATGAACCTGCCGATGATTGAGGTTTTATCTTCATCTTTGTAGCTGGTTTTAGATTTTTAGGATTTATAGTGTCTTGTATAAACATTAGACCTTCTTCTTTTCTTCTTTCAACTAAACCAGTATCAATTTTTCCTCTTGCTGTACGAATTCCCTTTTCTGCAATAATATTGCCCGCGGCAGTGGTATCACCTTTCATAATAGCTTCTGTCAACCCGTGCTCCTTAAGACTTTTTGTGCTTCCTGTGTTATAGGAATATGATGTTAATACAGCTTGCTGATTTCCTGTTAACTTATTCCACGCTTGTTCACCTATGTATTTTTTAGCAGATGACATATATTTCGGTAAATCAATACTTAATAATTTTCCTGCCCTTATTTCAGCTTCTTCCTTTGTTCCAGGTATTATTGTATCTTTGCCACCCTCACCTTTTACGGGAATTTTTTCATCACCTAGATTAATAAAACCTTGAGCTATTTCATCTTGTCTAATTTGATGACCAAAACCTATTGAATAGGTATAGGGTAAGGGCGGTTTACCTTCTTTTTTTCTCTCTGCATTTTTCTCATCCTGTCTTTTCTTAGATGGATCAGGGTATGCTTTTGCGCTAAATCCTTCTTTTCCTGTAATTAATTCTTTAGCAGCTTCACTGGTTGATTTTTTAATTGTTGAAGGTGTAACACTAGAAACTGCGGCAATTGATCCCATATTTCCTGTGATAATAGGCATCGCACTATCCGTAGTTTTAGCTGTGCCTAACGTAGGCGCACCAAAAAATCCTGAGGGCGCGGCATATGTTGATTTAGGTGATGTAGGTGTTGTTGGTGTTACGGCCGGCGTGTAGCCAGTAGCTACTGGCGCAGGTGATACAGCGGGTGTTGTTGCTGTCGCTGCTTCAGAGGGTTGTGTTGTTGTGGGTGCTGGTGGTGGAGTAGTTTCTTTTTGTATTTCTTCATCTATTTTATCTGCTCTTCCAGAAAATCCTAAAAATCTTAAAATAGTTGATAAGGATTTCATGAAGGCAATTTTTTATTGTTGCGAATACGCCTGTTATTTTTTCAAAAATTGTATCGAATACTTTATACAATAGTTTACCTAATATAAACCCACCGGTAGCTACTGTGTCCGATGATGGACTAAATTTTTTCAGTAAGTCACCTAAACTCGTGCCGGTCGTTCCACTTGCTCGCTCTATATTTTCTGGCGCGGCGGGCATAGCAGATTCCATAATTGCTTGTGATGTTCGAAGAAACACATTATCAGCTGATATGATTAATGTTTGTTTCTTTGTGTTATTTTGTGACTGTGATGTTTCTTGTGTAGAACTATCCACAGTTCCTGATTCTTGTTGATTATCAGCGCTTTTAGAAAATGTGTACGGGTTTTTAAAAGCTGAGCCTTTACCACGCGGTGATGTGCCAATTCTAGCCATTTGTCGTGCACTTCTTCCCGCATTAGAAATATATCCTCGTGCTTTTAATACAGATGTAATATTTTTTGCTTTTGATGCTGTTGACATTACTCGCCCAGAGGCTAACGCCGTTCTTCCAGCTGCTAATAATAGAGGAATCATTGCTTATCTCGCGTTTTGTGCTTGTTGTTTGTCGTGTTGTTCTTTTAAATGTTTTGCTAACAAATTGACGTAAATATCTCTTTCCCACGGCATCATATTTTCAAGATCTGCTAATGATAGCTTATGTACATACATTAACAGAAAATTAGTCATATAAAGGTTTTGCAGCGTCTCATGGGAAAGATTTATAAGAAAAAATTGTATATTCCCGTTACATCAATGTGGTTATCTGTACTGCACTTTTCACAGGTAAAATTGATTGTATGCACTAATGCTGGTGCATTATTAAAGAAATTCTGTACTTGCATGAATTGTTCAGGAACCATCATTTCAAGAACTTCACGTATTGAGTCTCGTGTATCTTTTGTATTTTCAATCATTTCTTCGTCAGTATATATTTTTTTAACACAAGAAACAATCATATTAAAAATTTTTTCTACATCATTATCCTCGCTTATTTCTGAAAGATTTGATAAGTTAGGATAGCGCATTTCAATCTTAAAATCACCAAAATCAAGTATATTTTTTGATTCAGTTTTGAACACTACGTTAATAGTATCTAAATTAATAAAATGACGATGTGTATCTTGGCAATTGGTACACGTGAGAATCACTTCTGATACTTCTCCGACTGACTTACAGCGAAGCTTTAAAAATACATACTGTATATCAAACATAGGATTTTGATCAATATCAACTTTGTCAAACGTACAGGATTTGACAATATCTCCCATCGCACGTTTGATTTCTTCATTATCATTACTTTGCATTGCTAACACTAGAATTTTTTCTTCGCGCACCGTATAAGGACGATAACGAATAGATTCTTGCGTTGAGGGTAAAATCAATTCATATGAGGGCAATTTAATCATAGGTATAGTCATAAGTTCTCCTTAAAGTTTGCTTAACACACCACGTGCTAATGCTGATTTGCTTGTTGGGATTCCAACTTTTCTTAAAAAATTAAATGTTTTTCCTAATAAATCTTTTTCATCGCGGACAATTTTACTATCTACATCGTATGTTTTAAATGAAAATTCAACCGTTATTTTAAATACATCACTACTACCTTGTGAAAGAGGTGTTGTAACAATTGATCGGGGAAATACTTCATTAAATTTCATAGTGTAAACTGTTACATCTGAAGGTCTATTAATTTCCTCATTTAAAATATCAACAATACCGGTAGCTTTTTTTATTTTGTTATACACTCCTAACTGTCTACCTAAAATAGTGTTCTTCTTTTTTTCAATTGTTTCACTTAAGCTACGTTTTAATTTAGATACTTGCTGTGTTGCATAATTAGTAGCTCTTTCCTTTGCTCTCTCAACCAATCTTGAACCGAACTTTGTATTAAAGTTTTGTGTGAAAGGTTCCCATTGTTCACCTGGATAATTAGGTCTAAGAAAATGTAAATAGGCGTTAGCTACATAGGAATCATATTCACCGATTTCTCTCGTTTCATGTGATACCATAAGCTTTGTCCAATCTTCAAAAAATGTTTGTAAATCATGCGTTGTATCAATTAAAAATGTCACAGTAAATCCTTGTGTTCCTCCATAATCAACCGTATGAGCACGTTGTTCATTTAATCCTGTTAACCGCAATGTTCTCGTTTGAATTGTTTTAGCGGGTAAACTAACATCTTCACAAGCAAGCAAATGATCATTTCTAGTATTTCCGTAAGATTGTATGGATCCGCCTAATCCTTTTGGTGTATCTACGCTAAACAAAAATCTGTTTGTTTTTTGTAACCCATTGCCTCGTACCCATGCAATAAAATTTTGCAGATCTGGTATAGATGTGTTTGCTGTTTTAGTAATTAGTGGAAGATCTTGAGATTTGTTTAAACGATCACCCACATTTTTAATTTTTTGTAAAAACTGATTTGTCATAGTTTATCTCGACTATCTTTAAAGACTTTAGTACGTGATGCTTTTTCAAAATTATCTACCGGCAACATGATTGCCTTTTTCCAATCTTTCGGATGAATCTGCATGATTCGTGAGTTTATTTGTGAGTACAGATAGTGTTTAACACAAGCATGAACACCCGGAAATTTTGCAGCATTATTTAACAGATTCCATTGTAACCGAAAGCGTGATTTATCCGATAGCGTTGTATCAGATACATAAGATAGCATTTTTTCAAGCAACCGCATCCGCAACAATGGCGGTAAGTAATGAAAATTTAACCCGTAAAATCCACCGGGAACCTTTCGAAAGGGCATAACTAATGGGAACGTATCATAGTATGGTAATGTATCTTTCGTTTTTGGTTCATATACAAACAGCAACATGGTTCCAACATTTATTGTTGTGACAAATTCACCAATATCGCTACGTAATACCTTTGCAGGTTGTACAGAAGCTAACCCCAATGCTCTGATAATGTCTTGGTACCACTTATATGACTTATCGGGTGTTTCTTTTTGGCGAATCTTATCAAAAATAGAAGCTGGCATTTAAAAATTAACGGTTGACAACGGTTGACAAGTGTGTTAAAATTACTATGTTGTGAATGATATGCTTAATCATATATTTATGTTACTTTGTTAACCCTAAGTCACGCTCTGTGACTAGCATGAATTCCCATCCCTGCTGCTTAGCAAAAGCTGATGCTGCTTTCCACTTCGCTTGATTCACCCCCCACTGCATCACTTCATTTAAAAATTGTCTTGATCGTCTTTTTGGCGGCTGAGGTTCTTGTGTAAATCTGAAAGGTTTTACTTCAATCAGATACACTTTAATCTCGCCGGTTTTTGTTTTTATCTTTATGGTAAAATCAACAAAATAGCGATGGGGTTTATTGTCCATGGGGCTAATGTATGGCACCACAATTTCCTCGCTGTTCCAGCAAATAATACTGTCGTTCAAATCACACCACTTCATAAATCTAAGTTCATAGCTTGACCGATAGATAATATTCGAGCTATCCCCGACGTATTTGCTGGGATTTGTTGGGGTAAATTTTCCTTTGTATGTATCTTTTGTATAAGCCATATAAATATATAAAACTTTAGTCAAGGATATTTATGGCTGACGGTCCTATTATTTTCAGTAATGAAACAGAAGATATAGCAGGTATACTAGAAAAAAATGTTAGAAGTGATGTTTTAGAAAGGTTTGAATCTGACAACTGGCGAGTGTTACGATATCCGCAAGAATTAGGATCTTCACCTGATCTTAAAAATTACGTAGTGTTTTATATCAATATACGTGACCGTGATGCATCTGCTGAATATGAAAGAAAAATAGGGACAAATACTATACCAAGAAAACAGCTTAATAAACAAAATCGTACAATAACTACAGAAGCAAAAGATTTAGCTCCTATTGCAGTGATCGCAGGTACATCTGCGATTTTAGGATTTTTGCCGCCTGCAGTACAAGCCATAACATCTATCGGCGCAGGTTATGCTACAACGGCTATACAGAAAAATGAGGCCGCATCTAATTTTGCGGGAAAAGTTTTTAATAGTATAACAAAAGCTGCTACAGGATCGTCATCTAATATACAATTAGTTCAATTAAAAAAGGTTATTGCATTACACATGAACAATAAACCTTCAGCTTCTTATCAAGCTACATATGAAGAAGTTGATATGGGTATATTATCAGGTATGCTCAGACAAACGAGTCAAAACAGTGATGTATTAACAAAAATAGATAATATGAATCTAACCGATATTAAATCGGTAGGAGATGCCTTTGCATCTGGTGTAGCTCCCCTCGCAGCAATGGGTCATAAAAATATTCGTGAAGCTCAAATTTTAGGAACAGGTAGTATTGGTGAAAATCTTTCTCGTTCAATGGCGATTACGACTAATCCCTTTAAGGAACAGTTATTCAGAAATATGGGATTTCGTACCTTTGCATTTGATTATGTGTTTCTGCCTAAGTCAAAAAAGGAAGCATTAATGGTGCGTGATATCGTGAACACATTTAAATATTATATGCATCCGGGTATGAATCCTGCAAACCCCTATTGGTTAACCTATCCAGCTGAATTCGACATTGAATTTCATAGTTATGGACAACCTAATGAATATCTGCATAAAATTTCGTCATGTGTATTAACAAATTTAGATGTTGACTTTGGTAGCGATAATGATTTTATGACATTTAAACCTGACTTAAAAAATAAAGGGGTTCCTACAGAAATCACACTCAAATTGCAGTTCACAGAACTTGAAGTGCTTACACGCAACCGCGTAGGAGATGGCTACTAATGTATTTTTCTAAATTTCCTACCTACGAAACAAATATCAACAATAAACAAGTCACGATTGAGGATATTTTTACCCGTGTAGCTGTAGGTAAAACTTATGCAGAAATTTCTTCTATTTTATTGCCGTATCTTGTAAAAGATGGACAAAAAATTGAAGATGTTGCGAATGAGTATTATGGTAGTCCCTTTTATCATTGGGTACTTGTTTTAATTAACAATATTACAGATATTCGTGCAGAATGGCCTATTACTGAAAAATCACTACTTGAAAAAATTTACGACATTTATGATTATACAGTAACGGTTTCATCAACGTCAGGATTTTCAGTAGGTGACACAGTATATTCTAATACTAATGCAAAATTTTTAGTTACAGCTGTTACAGAAACCACAATGAATTTAAGATATCAATCTGGGTCAGTATATTTAGTTGCACAAACATTATTGAAAAAAGTTAATAGCGCTACTTCAACAACTATTATTAATGTGATTGATCCAACTGAAGCGACGCATCATTATGAAGAAGTAGCTACAGGTTATGAAGTATCGTATGATTCTACGATAGTTGGATCAATTATAGAACTTAATCCTATAGATTCTTTACAAAATAGATTAGGATTAGGGGAAGTCGTTGCTATTTCTAATTTAATATATGAGCAACGTACAAATGACGCAAAACGTACAATTAAACTATTGAATAATCAATATCTACAACAATTTGTAAGAAACTTTGACGGCGAAATAGGTGTATGACGTATATTGAAACTCCTTCATTAATTGATACACAAGACGTACATCAAGAAATAATAAGTAAGCCAGGTGACGTTGTTATAGATGAATTGTATATAACAAAAAATGATGAGAATATGAATATTAAAAATTTCTCACCACGGTTTGTATTATACGAGGATATGTTTAATAATTTTTTAAGTGGCGAATTAACTATTACTGATGCAGGAGAATTAGTCCGTATATTAAATTTTAATGGGGCTGAATATTTAACTATCTCATTTCGTACACCACAATCAAAAACTAATATAAAAAAATCATTTGCTATTTACGCACTAAAGGATAGATTTTTATCATCTACAAATCGTGAAGAAACATATGTATTGTTGTTCACTTCAATAGAAAATATTACGAATAATGTAACTCATATAAGTAAAAAATTTTCAGGGAGAACTGATAATCTCATAAAAAACGTATTTGAAACTTATTTAAAGATACCACGAATTGTTGATGGAAATAAAATGTCAGGTGTAACATCATTAGTTTTACCTGATACTCCTCATAGAACTAATACAACATTTATTAGCACCTATTGGTCTCCTGTGCGTATTATGAGTTGGCTTGCATCACGTAGTATAGGTAAAGAATATAAAGCACCTAATATGTTATTTTTTGAAACAAACAAATTGTTTGTATTTTCAAGTATTGAAAATTTGATCACAACACAATTAAAACAAAAAGAGATCCTCACTGCGTATGTATACTCACCTACGGGGAAGATGGCCTTTGATACAACAAAAACAACATATGGATTGCCCGATATTATTAGACAATATAGTTTAGTAAAAAATATTGCTCCCTTCACATATTTTGATGTTTTACAAGGGCAACACAATGGGTTTTATAGTAATTTTCTTTATACTCATGATATTCTTTTAAAAGAATGTAGACAATTTAGTTATAATCATTTTGAAGGATATCAAGATTATTATTTTATGGAAGATTATAAAGCTTCAGGTGATCAAATTACGCAATCAAAGGAAAAAAATACACGTACATTTTCAGGAAGTACAATATCATCAAATAGAAATATTGTTCACTTTAAGCCTAAGCAATATAAGATGTTTCCTGAACAAATAGATCCGCAGTATCAAACTTGGGTGCCACAACGTACAAGTTTGTTAATGCAGATGAGTAATTTTAAATTACACATTACAGTTTCAGGTAGAAGTGATCTTGAAGTAGGACGTTTGATTTACTTTGTATATCCACAGGCACACAGTGGTGATGATGCTGAGTTTAAGGCAGATCAAAAATTGACTGGCATATATATGATCACGGCGATTAAACATATTGTATCACCCGCCGGGTATGATTGTATTCTTGAAATTACAAAAGATTCGTTCTTTGAGGCCTTATGATAGATAATTTATATAATCCGAAGGGATTTTTTCTGTGGGTTGGTGTTGTTGAAGATCGCATGGATCCTTTATTTGTTGGTCGGTGCCGTGTCAGAATTTCAGGATATCATAATCCTGATCCTGTTGAAATGCCGGTTGAAGATTTGCCATGGGCCTACCCCATGCAACCAATTACATCTGCTGCGATAAGTGGTGTAGGTCAAACACCAACAGGTCCCGTTGAAGGTACCTGGGTTGTAGGATTTTTTCGTGACGGTGAAGAATGTCAGGATCCGGTCATGTTAGGAACCGTTGCCGGGATTCCTATTCGCATGCCACCTAAAATGGCAGGATTTCGTGATCCAGAAAAAACATTATCAACCCGCCCCAACCCAGGACAAGCATACCCTCGTCAAACACAATTAAAAGAATCAGATTTAAGTCGGTTAGCGCGTCATCAAAAAATCAACGATACTATTGTGGGACAAAAAGATACAGCGCGTGATAAGAATGTACCTATTGCCTTTGGTGGCACCTGGGATCAACCTCAAGTTCCATATAATGCAAAATATCCATTTAATCATGTGTTTGAATCAGAAAGTGGGCACGTACTAGAATTCGATGATACAAAAAATAACGAGCGAGTACACATTTATCATAGAAAGGGCACATTCGAAGAAATTGATGTGAATGGCACCCGTGTGAATCGTATTGTCGGAGATGGATTTGAAATCTTCGAAAGAAATAGCCATGTGCATATTAAGGGAAAGTGTAATGTTACAATTGATGGCGATTCTAATATTTACGTAAAAAATAACTGTAGCTTGCAAGTAGATGGAAACTTAAAAGCACACGCGCACGGTAATATAGAAATGAAAGCGGGTAAGAAAATGATGTTAACCGCGAAGGAAAATATAGAAATAAAGACGGATGAGGACTTTAATACGGACGCATTGAATGTTATTAATATGCGTTCTTTAAAGGGAATGAAGTTGACTGGAACGATTAAAACAACTATTGCAAGTCCTATTACAGAAGTAGCACTGTTGAAAATGAACGCCTTCTCTATTACACCGGTTCCTCCCACTCCGCCGATATTCACATCACCCAGTACTATCAATAGTAAATCACCGTCAAGTCCCTCATTTGGTACCTTAAGTATTCCTGCACGAGATCCAGATGTTGCAATAGAAGTTATTACGCCGATCACCGAAAAAGATGACGTTAAGTAACCAATATAAATAATTCTTATGGCTCCTATTAAGACTCCCAACAGAATATATAAAGACCTTGATCTAAGTTTTTCAGCACACCCTGAAAAAGGTGACGTATTGAAAAAAACTCGATGTAAGCGCAATTATACAATCGTTAAGAAGTTTACTTTTTACGATTCCTGGAGAACGCCCATTTCAACCCAGTTTAGGCAGTCCTTTATATAAATTGTTGTTTGAGCAACTTGATGATATTTCGATTGCTTTAATTGATAAAACAATTGCCCATACAATTCAAAATTTTGAACCGCGAGTATCACTTGACTTAGTTCAAATTTTTCCGAATGATGAAGAAAACGAAGTACAAATATCAATATTTTTCACTGTGAAAGGTACACAAACACCCGCATCATTTACAACTACACTTAAGAGATTGCGCTAATGGCTAATTTGCGTGTAACAGAACTAGATTTTAATAATATCAAAGGAAATCTTAAGACATTTCTTGAAGCTCAATCTGAGTTTAGTGACTACAACTTTTCAGGTTCTGCTCTAAATGTAATGCTAGATATTTTAGCGTATAATACACATTATAACGCAGTCCTAGCTCATTTAGTAGCCAACGAAATGTTTTTAGATACCGCGATAAAACGTTCGTCTGTGGTATCAATTGCTAAAACACTAGGATATACGCCAAAATCAACTACTGCATCACGCATGAAGGTGACGGTCATTGCCACACCTACTAATGTTCAAACCGCTGCAGCATCACTGACATTAGAAACATCACAGATATTCACAGGTACGGTTGATGGCACTACCTATGTGTTCACACCTGTAAAAAATTCTACGGTTGCCCTTGAAAGTGGTGTATATACTTTTGAAGAAATTGAATTGATTCAAGGTACACGCTTAACAAATACGTTTAGTGTAAAACAAGATACCGTATCAGGACCTTTTACTCTACCAGTTGAAAATATTGATTTAGAAACCATAAAAGTATTCGTTCGCGAAAGTGAATCCAACACCACCTATGATGTGTTTGTAAAAGCTGATGGGTTAGTTGATATTACTAATACAACGAATGCCTTCTGGGTTGAAGAAAAACCTGATGGTCGATATCAAATTTCCTTTGGTGATGATATTATTGGCGCGAAACTATCAGTAGGTAATATTGTGGTTGCTTCCTATATTGCGACAGATGCAGAAGGAGCAAACGGCGTCAATAGTTTAATTACATCATCACTCACAGATGAAAATTTATCTGCTGTTCCTGTGACCTCCATAACAGTAGTAACCGCGTCTGCGGCAGGATCGGCAAAAGAAACAATTGACTCAATCAGAAAAAATGCGCCACTATACAATAGTACACGAAATCGTGTCGTCACAAGTTCTGATTATAAAGCGTTAATCCTAGCAAATTTTGATAAAGCCAAATCGGTTGCGGTATGGGGTGGGGAAGAAAACAATCCCCCCATTTACGGTAAGGTGTTTATTACTATAGATCCAAAAGATGATTATATCATAACAGAAGGCGATAAAGATTTCATTACAGAAAAAATTCTTCGTCCTCGTAGTGTGATGAGTATTCAACATGAGTTTGTTGATCCCGAATACATCTATCTTGGGTTTAATGTCAGTATTACCTATGATACACGTTTAACCAATTTTTCTGCATCACAGATTGCTTCTGCTGTGAGAACAGAAATTGTCAATTACTTTACAGAAGATTTGACCACGTTAAACAAGACATTCTTCTTCTCTACCCTAAACGATGTCATAAAAAACGCAAGTGCGGCGATCAATAGTTCCTTGTTTGACATGACAGTACAAGCTCGTATCTCACCTACTA